GAGAAGCCCGCTACGATAGCGTTAAGAGACTGGGTCTCGAGTTCCTGGGTGACAAGATTGACAGTCTTAAGAGCAGCCTTCATTGTGATTTGTATACTATAGCATGGGAAAATATTTTACTCTGGAAGTAACTCTTCTTTATCAATTTTTTTGTATCTACTTTTCCTGAGTATTTTAGATTTTGTGAATAACGGTTCATCATCAGAGGAGTCCGTGTCCGAATCCCCATCACTTGCCAATACGGTTAGTTTAGTTTTCGTATCCGAAAAATTCCAACCATCAGGCTCCCATACCGTCATTCTTATTAATAGCGTTTTTTAAGATTTGCTCAGCTGGATTGCGCGGTTCCCATGCATCCCATGTATCGTACGCCTGGTTTACTTGAATGTACCTAGGATCATTTCCTGCGTACCAACCTTGTGCATCGCACAATACCTAGATGAGTATTCCACGTCTTCTGAAAGAATTACATTTCTTCCACAAGCTTTAGAATACTCTGCTGCGAGTACTACACTCTGCTCAAGAACTGGCATGACAATATCAACCATAGCATTCATGTAGTCTTCCGCCTGTTTATTAGCCTGTTGGACATCATTGTCGAATCCAGTCTTCATTCTATTTAATACTTATAATTAAAAAGTGTTTCGGATTTTCCCCCACACACTCTTAAAACGTTGTAACTTGTGGCGTACACACGAATTTGTCGTGCGAAATCTGGACACGATGTCATACTTAGGTTCAAAATTGGCTCTTTTATCAAGTTGAAGTTTATTTGACCAGTTGGATACCATTCTTCTGGCTGTAATGCGAAACTGTATGAATAGAATCGCCTGATGAGTTGCGTTTTCGAATGGTGAATAGCTCCCTGGATCGCCTTTAAAAAGATAACATTCCCTGTATCCTTCGTGATTATATCTTCACCATCAAACTGTAATGTGAGATGATCTAAGTTTTCATACAGAATCAATTTCCCATTTTCAACATTTGATGTGTTATCATAGTCGAATGGAGTTACAAAGTTCCCCTGGAGAGTCGTATCAGCTGCGTTTACATTACTACCATGGCGCTGAATGATAAAATGAAGCTCCTTTACTGGGTTGAAAAAATCAAGCTTAAAAGACCCTTTATTTGTATCTACACCAACTTCGAATGTATTCTGCTGAACTTGTGTGATGAGATAATCTCGTGATAACTTTTGCATCTCTATCCGCTCTACTGAGTCAAGGAATACTACTTCTGTGCAAAGTGAAAACTCCTTGATTTTAGGTTTAAGAGCCTCCAAAACACTCGGTAAGTTGGTACGAGTCCCTGTTATATGAACAACCAAATCTTCAACATTTCTTAACTTGAATTCAACTTCAACTTCTTGGTGTTTCATGGCACACATGGGTACAGCCAATTCTGGATGATTATAGAAATAAAATGGTATATCAACCAAAAATTCTTCATCTGTATCCAACCCCAACGTGTTATGGATGATGATTCCACTATTATTTTCAACTTCAGAAACTCTTTTGAACGTAGTTCTCAATGGATATTTACCTACGAGTTGTTCGAGTGCTTTCTGTTTTGTCTGCGTCATAAACTGTTCCGAGTAAATCTGAAGATAGTCACTCGTGATCCTTTCTATGACCTTCCCACCTATGAGTAAATCTACGTGCTCTATGAGAGCGTGTCCTACTGACTCGATGTATACCATGTTTTGATCGAGTTGTGGAAGTTTACACTTAAGGGATACTGTCTGTAAAAGATCTCCTTCGTTCTGTGGAATTTTGAATCGTACCTTTCTCCCAAAGGCGGCTTCACTTTCAGGGTCTATGTCAACATATTGCCTCGAAAAATTAGAATGTTTTTTGAATTTTTCTAGAAAGTATGTGTAGTCTGGGTTTATCGTGAAATACTTTTCTTGTGGTCCAGTTGCTTCCAATTGGAGTTTACCAGCCATTCCTATTATATCCACCTAAAATATTAATCCTGCTAAACCACTCTGTATCCTTAACACGTTATAGTTTACTGCGTATACCCGTGTATTATTTGAGTCTGTGGTGTTCAGTGGATTAATTTTGATTCTCAAGAGTTTATGTGCTATACGACTCATGTTTACTTGGCCAGTTGGGTAATGTACCTCAGGTTTCAATGAAAAGGAATACATCCCAAACTTAGATGGACCGAATGTAAATGATGGATCCGAAAAAATACCTCCTAGATTATATTGTTTATCGAGGGGTGAGTTAATATGATGTTTCAAAGATTGTTCATACGCTAAAAACTTTTCATCTCGATTGAAAACAACTTCATTGTTAAATCGTAATTCAACATTTGTGATTGTATTGTATTCATTTGGGTAGTTATTCTGTACAGATTCTTCAGATTGTGATACAAAGAACATTTCCTTCACCGGGTGTGAAAATTTGAGTAACACATCCTTTTCATTTTCATTGGGTTTCATCTTAAAATTGGACACTTGCACTTGTGTGATTATATAATCGATAGGGTTTGACTTTAGGAAGTTACTTTCATCGGGGGTCACGTACACGAATTCTGTGTCAAGAGAAAACTTATTGATAGTTCCAGAAATATCCTGTTCATACGAAGGTCCGTAAAGACCCTTACCACCGTAGATGAGTTCGGTTAATGGTCGAGTCTTAATTCGAACTTCTACGAGTTGTTTAGTAAGCGCACAGGTTGGAATGGCGAGGGTTGGGTTTCTGTAAAAATAGAATGGTAAATCCAAGAAGTATGTGTATTGCCCTTGGTAACTCAGGATGTTCCCGTGTCCATTTAGGAAGTAAAGAGTTTGCTCAATATCATCATTCGTGTTATTGAGTTGCTGATGCAAATAGATGTACTCTCCCGTGATTCGTTCAATAATTTGTCCACCAATAACTAATTCAGCATACTCTATGAGATGTGTCATGATTGAAGGGGACCAGACTGTGTCGTTACGACCTGCTGTATCAGGTGTAGGATCACTGAGTGTAACCTTTAGGGTCATGTTACGAATCAAGTCACCCTTATCGTTTGGAATACTACATTCGAGAATCTCACCAAAATCTATCTTACCATCAAACTGACTCTCTATCGTATCTATAGCAAACTTCGTATGTTTTTTGAAATTCATCAGGAAATACGAGAACTGTGGTTCACCTGTCAACCACTGATCTTGAACACCCGTGGCGGCAAGTCTCAGACGACCAGCCATTCCTACTGTATATGAGTAAATGAATCAATTGCAGATGATAAGGTCATTGTATTTATCGGTAAGCGCAATACAGGTAAGTCGACCCTCGTGAAAGATATAATGTATCATAAGAAACATCTCCCAGCGGGTATTGTTCTTTCAGGAACAGAGGAGGGTAATCATTTTTATTCCGAGTTCATTCCTGATCTCTTCATTTATGGCGACTATGATAAAGATGCGATCGAACGTGTCATGGCGAGACAACGAAAATTGGTAGGCGCGGGTAAAACTAATTGTGGGGCGTTTATGCTTTTAGACGACTGTATGTACGATTCAAAATTCTTAAAAGATACGTGTATTCGCCAGTGTTTCATGAATGGTCGTCATTGGAAGATCTTCTTTATGCTCACGATGCAGTACGTGATGGATCTTCCACCGGCACTACGAGCCAATGTCATCATACAAAATAGAGAAAAGCTTTACAAATCCTTTTTTGGTATATTCCCCTCCTTTGACATGTTCTGTAAGGTGATGGATGCCTGCACAGAAAATTATGAATGTCTCGTGTTAGACAATACAGTAAAATCCAATAGGATTCAGGATTGTGTATTTTGGTACAAGGCAACAGTCAGGAAGAATTTCAAAGTTGGGAGTTCTCAATTATGGGGGATGCATAAGAAGATGTATAATTCAAAGCACGCAGATCAAAAAGAACAGGATGCTAAAAAGGCCAACAGGAAAACGGCTATAACCGTCACAAAGCGAAAATAATTGCGTCCTATAGTTTCATGAAAAACATACGAGTATATTAAATGTCCTCTGGGCAGGTCAATACCCTTAATTTGTCAGACGACGGAGAAGGAATGGTACCCTTACGTGATAATCCATCTACGTCTTTTGCACCTGAAAAAAATGTGAGTCAACATAAAGAGACAATGGATTCTACTCCTATTAATGATATTATGATGGAACCACCTATGATGAGTGAAGAGCCTAAGATGCAGGGTGTTCAGATGGCTGCCGCGCAACCTCAGGGTATGTATGCCTCACCCGCACAGGCCCAGGATCAAAAACCCGCTAACAAGTACCCACTTAACCTCACAGATGACCATGTCATCGCTCTACTCGCTGGTTTGTGTGCCGCCATTTCTGTCAGTAAGCCCATTCAAGATAAGCTCGCGACCTCTATCCCCAAGTTCCTTAACGAACAAGGGGGTAGAAGTGTTGTCGGTTTAGCCTCTACAGGTGTAGTTGCGGCGATTGCTTTTTACATTGTCAAGGATTACGTCGTGAAACCCTAAGCCGCAGCTCCAGTCTGCCATCCCATATTACTGTATATAGAGTTATCTACACCAGTGTAGTACGTTATTAACGCACCGGCCCCAAAGGTCAGTAGTAACAAGGTACTTAACTGAAGCTTTTTGGTATTATTAACCGTAGGATCCTTGAGCGCTTCTTCGGTAGGCTTCCAAACCTTATTCATGAGATAGGTGAGAATGAAAGCAAAGACGGTGGAAGTCAAGAAGAAACCGCGATCGACATGAAGTTGGGGGAGACGCTGGGAACTCATTATCATTCGGATAGTGTTTGGTATGACAATCGTCAGGAATGCGAGATTGACGTAATAGTTTTTAGAGTACGCTGGCACACGAGTGATGGCGAAGACTATGAACCAATATACAATCGCAGTGAGTAAAACGTTAAGTGGTGTTTTCATTTACTATAAAATGAGATTATTTATCCTGGACATGCTGACCACAAAATTCAGTCTTTTCTGTGATCTTTTGGTAAATTCCTATCTGTATACAGATTTCCATGAGTTCGTTGTAATTAACCCAAAATTGTTCCGAATGTGAATACTCCTCGACAGTGGAATGTGCCAGTTCATGTATGAGAACTTTCGGAACCTTTATTGACATTGAATCCTACTGAATCTGTCATCACTTTACGACCCGTGAGTGGTATGGGTCTTACGAGCATATGGAATTTCTCATTGTTCGTTTCACGCAAATGATCTCTGAGAGTCTTATATTTTTCCTTGACTTCTGTAAATTCCCTGGGTTCTGTTGTATTGTGTAGTATATAGGCGTTGACTAAAACCAAAATAAGAAACAATATCATCTATTATAGACAAAGATAAATTTGCTATACAATTCTGAGATTGGATTTCCTTTCAATCCTTCCCAAAATTGTAATCTAAACCCCAACTCTTCTAAATGTGTCACCAAAAGATCTTTGTATGCTACCGGTTCAGATCTTGGCCCATCCGCATAAAATGGTGTATCCGTAAGGTTCACAAATAACTTTTCACCAAATCCACCGTCACCATGGTGTTTGAGTTTAAAAAAGTTTCCCGCATCATCCAAATAAGGTGTTTTGAATAAAAGTTTTTCCGAATCTGGGATGATACCCATGAGACACCCACCGGGTTTGACTCGTTTCTTAATTTCGTGTATCGAACTAAAAAAGAGATCTCTGGATGCAAAGATGTAGTGTAACGAAAAATTAAAACACACCACATCAAACTTCCTTTTAGGGCACGCGTGTATGTCACCCTCATAAAAATTTACGCGCATGTGCATATTTTTAGCCCGAGAACGCGCTTCGACCAGCGCTTCTGGTTCGGGATCACACATGTTTATATTCGCACCACACTTGTGCCATTTTTGAAGATCTCCACCAAAACCACACCCAACATCGAGTATATGTTGACCGCTCACGGTGACACGTTGTATGAGTTCTCTTTTCGCGTCATTATGATTTTTACGAATCTCTTCCATAATTCTTATACTCTTCACTCTTTTAAATGACTTAGGTTTCGTAGCTTAAAGTTTTGAAGCCTTACATAAATATAATGTCTCTGGAAACCGATTACACCACAGTCCCCGGTCAGGTCTTTGCTTGCCTGTCTATCATTGGACCCGAGGCTCCTCAGAAGAATGATAAGTTTGGTATCAAGATTCGTGGCGCATTCGCTACTCGCGATGAGGCGGCCAGTCACGCTAAGCGCCTCCAGAAGGAGGATACAACCTTCGACATCTATGTCGTAGACATGTACAAGTGGCTTCTCATTCCACCCGATTCTACCAAGATTGATGATGTACACTACAACAACGAGAAGCTCGAAGAGATTATGACTGGATACAAGGATAACCAGGCACAGGCTGCTCGTATGTTTAGTGAGCGTAAGCAGAGTATGATGAAGGATAAGGTGGCGTACGCTCCGGGTGATGACAACTCTCAGTTTTACACCAAGCCAGATGAGGCGCCCATTTCCCACCCCGCCGACGTTCTTGAGCGTCTCAAGAAGGAAAAGCCAGATTCTCCCATGGAAGATCTCGTGAAGGAGGCGAACGTGATTGTCGCAGCTGAGGTTGAGGAACGCAAGAAACAGCGAGAGCT